TTTTTGACTTTAGAAAAAAAATATTTTCAAAAAAAAAAATTTTCATTCTCGAGGGGTGGGGGGTATAGAAATCACCAGGGCGAAACTGTAAGTACTATGCTTAATGAAACCGCAACACCATTTTTTCTATCTCCAAAAACCCATTTGCAAAAATAGAATTCGGTTCTAAATTTTTTTGCGCACAATTTTTTAATAGTTGTACTACCCTTTTGGGACAGATCCTCTATAGTATGCGAAGCAAGCAACGCTAGAGCGAAACAAGCGATAGCGTGTATGAGCTTGCTCATACTAGTGTGTAAAAACAGAACCTCTTAGCTGTACGCTTACAGTGAGTCTAGCATAACTACACATATGCACACCATACGCTTACAGTTTACATCAACCGCACACAAGGGTATACCGGACAGACTCAACTACAGAAACGTCATGACTGAAACAGCATGTACACTACTGTTGGTAAACCATAACATACACACTGTGCAAACTGATGCGTCAACTATTCAATTTGAAAGTGAGCGTGACTGTATGTTTGCGTTTATAAAGCTCAGTAATAGCACTGCATACACTCCTAGGATTGTAGATTAAGACTCATCTAATTAAGTATCGGTTGTTACGGGGTATTGCACAGTGTTGCAAATGGTGTTAACGCATGGTTGTGAAGTTTCTTTTTTTATATGCGCTGCTGCGATAGTTATACGTTGTGTAAATTTTTGCTGTAGGTAAACGCTAATTTTTTGTAAAAAGCGTTTACCGCTTCGCGGCTTTGGAATCTAGCGCAGGCGCTTCGCGCTCGTTCGGATCTAGTCGAGGTCGTAGATGTGTGCTTTGCCTGCGAAGTTCGCGCCGCCTACTCTATGTCGTTCTTCAGCTACAGCAATTCTGTTGCCCACAGCTGCAACAGCACTGCCAAAGTATTGACTGTTGTTGACTCCACTTGCTGTTTGAGGATTTACTATAGTGTGTACAAGTGCGCCTGTTGAAATACGGTACACATACACTTTGCCTTGGCCGAATTCACCGTCGATTGTTGCTCCATAATCGCCCATGAATACGTAGTCTGCGTTCATGGCTAACGATCTTAGGCGTCCAATTGACCAGCTGTCTGCACCTGAAGGTGCAGCTATTGATTGTACAAGTGCTCCTGTTGAAGTGTTGTATATGTATACATATCCTCCCTCGGGAGTGGATCCTTCGCCCGGAGCTCCAACTGCTGCATAGCTGCCGTGTATAGCTACACTTTCGCCAAATTGATCATTTTCTGCATCATTGTCTGGATCTGGATTTAGTAGTGTGTGTTCAGTTGCGCCTGTGCTTACATTAAAAATGTAGGCTGCTCCCACGCGACTGCCTGATGTACCGCTGCCTGCTTTGTCTTCATGAGGTGCACCAACAATACACAAGTTGCCGTGTATGGCCACGCTTTCTCCAAAGGTATCATTGTCGGTGCCAAGTTCGTCATAACTATTGGGATTTTCCAGTGTGTGTAGTACACTGCCTGTACTGGCATTGATAAGATAAGCCCGGCCATCATAATCTGCGTACCAATGCGCACCAACCAGTAGCGTGTCACTGTCTATAGCAAGAGCCCAACCAAATTGATCACCACGCAGGTAACTGCTGCTTGGATTGTCGATAGTGCGGGTTAATCCGCCCGTGCTTGGATTATACACATATACCTTACCCTGTGAAGTACCGTTTGAATCGTCTTCGTATGGTGCGCTAACTACAATATGGTTGTCACTAACAGCAACGGCAAAACCATATCTGTCACCTGCTGTAGTATCATGGCCATTTGGATTGTCCAATGTGTATGTGAGTGCGCCAGTTGATGTGCTGTACACATAGGCTTTACCTGAAGCACTACCGCCTGCATCGTCTTCAAAGTCTGCACCAGCTACCATATAGTTGTTTCCTATAGCAATACTTTTACCGAATTCATCGTCGCTGGCGCCAGAATAATCATTAGGATTGTCAAAGCCATATGTTTGACTCCATTCAAAAACCGGAAGTGGGATATCTGCAATATCTGAATCAAACTCGCCTGTTTCGGCACCCATTGCTATAATACTAATGTCTGTTGATGATGATGTAATTGTAAGGTATTGTGTAGAACCAACCACTATGCCCGTGCGTTCTAGAACGTCCTTGGCAGGTATTGAATATTGGAATTCTATTGTTCCAGCTAAGTCTGTTGCATTAACTGTGTCGCTTATGCTTATTGTAATGTTAGCAGACGATGTGCCTCTGTTACATACAGTTAAGCTAACCGCTGCATATCCTGTAGTTCTACATCTGTATATACTAGTTGCTGTAGATACAGCATCCAAGTCAACTGCAGCTAGTCTTCCGATCATTAGATAATCCTTTTATAAATTAAGTGCGTTACTTTTATTTATTCGGAATGTTTGGTTGCTGTCATAAGGTGTGTATATTCAAATGTTTGATTAACGTCATAACTTGCTACAAACTCGGCGCCGTTTTTGATGTGGAATCTTTCTGCCATTTTTGTAAGAGGACTTAGTGTTACCCACCGTAAAATTTCGGTATTAGTATTACGGATATGTTCAGCAAGTTGATTTACCATTTGTGCGCCTGCGCCAGGGTTATAACTCCACACAGTATAAAATACAGCAGTATTATAATGTTCTTGTATAAAACTTCCTCGAATACATGGCGCTATATTTCCAGAAGTATCGTAAATCATTGTTTCACCAAATCGATTAGTAATGGTACCACAAGGCCACACTTTGAGATTTCCTTGACTTTGTTGTGCTTGCTCTAGTGCTTGCTCAACTGACGAATGAGCACTAGGATTAAATGCAGCTGGATCAAGTGGTGTTGGATCTAGTTCATGCTCACTAACAGTGGGCGATCTACTTTGCTGTGCTAGTTCAAACTCAGTCTCTGGTACGCTAGTACAGTATGCAACACAGCATACAGCCAACAGACTATCTGACGATTCGTCAAACAATCCCCACACTTGTCTATTATGGTTGACTCTAAACTCTGCTGATAAATGAGGTCGTACTGTATCATCTTTGATGTGATGATTTATTTCTTCTAGTGTAAGTTGTCTAATCATATGTACCTCCTTATTCGTCACCGGGTAAATTATTTAAGAATTGTCGTAGTTTAGTAGAGTCTGTTTGTTCTTTAACTTTAGGTGCTGTAGTTCCTTCACTAGGAACATCTGAAACTGTTGATACAACATTTGTACGTTTGAGCGCAGCAGCAATAGCACTAGCACCTCCTTGTGGTGCTGTTGATTGCTCATCTTCATCACCAATATCAATAATTCGAAGAGTATCTAAATCAAAGCCTAGATCAATCTTTTGTCCTACTCCACTTGAGTTACGTGTCTTCATTAGCTGTAGCTGATAGCGTCCGCGTTCACGCATAGCTCTACTTGTAAAGATACCAAACACGTTATCTGCTGTTTGAATCTTACTCAAGCCACCACTGATGTGCGAGTGATCAAATTCAATCTCTTCCACAGCACCACGATTCAACTGTGCCGCTGTAACAAATACTGTGTTCAATTCCATTGCTAGGTTACGTAGCTCTTCCGATACGTACTTGTCTTTGATAAACAAGTTCTCTGCGCTTACCTTTGTGCTTGCTGGCATCAACAGATCCAAGTAGTCAATCAGTAGTACGTCTACCTTCTTGCCTGTTTTAATCTCATATTCTTTAATGTAACTGCGTACATCATTTGCTGTCTTGCCACTAGGCATATACTTGACTTGGAATGCACCGTTCTTCTTGCCAATAATCTTAACTTTCATTTCAACATCGTCAATGCTCTTAAACACATCACGACTTGGAATACCTGTAGTCATACTATCAAGTCTCATACTAACTAAACTCTCTGCAAGCTCTAGTGTCAAGTAAACTACGTTCAAGCCTTTCTCGGCCATGTTAACACCAATGTTGGCAAGAAACAAACTCTTACCTGCACCCGAACCACCTGCAAAGATGTTAAGCTCGCCTCTGTTAAAGCCGCCAAACAATTTCTTATCCATAGCTGGCCAGCCTGTGCTTACCTGTCCGTTTGTACTTTTAATGCCTTCTAGTCTAGCTCTTGGATCAGCATAATAGTCTGTACCTAAGTCTTTTTGTAAGCCTATCTGTACAGCCTTCTTAACTAAGTCTTCACACTGTCCATAGTCGCCAGACTCTAGCAAGTCTGCACTTTTAAGAATTGCTGCCTCTAATGCTTTGTGCTTACTGAACGTTTCAAACTCTTGTAACAACCAATCATAATGATTTTCTTGTAGTTGCCCTGGATCTTTTAGATCTGCTTTAGTAGCGGCGTTTAACATGTCCATTGTTGGAAGTGCATTGTGTTCGCTAACGTAATCAGTTAAGAACTTAGCACCCTCCTGTAAGCGTCTATCAAACGCTTCAGGATCAAACACTGCTTGACAGCGCACAAAACTTTCTGCGTCTGTCATAAACATTTCTAGATATACTTTTTGTATATCATATCCGTAATCTGTATTTTGTCTAGTCATACTATAGTATATTACCTTTATGCGTTACTGTCAAGTTTTTATTATTATTCAACCCACTTTCCTTCTAGGTCTACTTTTGTTTTTGTTTTTGCTAAAACAGCGCCAATACAGCTACCAGGGTCTCCAGGGTTTCGGGGTACGTGTATATTATTCCAATGTGACCGTATTTTATCTACAGCCTGGCGATTAAGTGCGCCGCCGCCTGCTAGTGCTAAGTTAGGGCTTTTAGTTTTCCATAGAGCCCATGTACTAAGGCCTTGGACAGCTTCTTCAAAAACCTGTTGGGTAGTTGCTGCAAGTTTACCCATGGCTTCATTATCCGTAGCTTCAGGCAAAAACCAATTGCACCCTCGATGTAAATTAGTCTTAAACTTCCAGGACGGGTTACTGGCTGTAGGCATTTTTAGTATAAGCTCGTCCATCATTGCACTTCTATAGTACTCAGGGTTATGGTCTTTACCCATGCCTGCAATCATGTACTCGTCTCTTTGTGCAACGCCACCAACACGTTGTGTCATTGCAGAGTAAAATAAACCTGGGCTATGTGGATAGCCTTGACTGTATATCTTTTTTAGTTTATTGTTCTTCCCATGCCATATGGTTAGTGTTTCAAATTCACCAATGCTATCTAAGCAAATAACTGCACAATTATCATGTGGCTGTGTGTAGTACGCATAAGCTGCATGTGAATGATGATGTTGGGTGTACTGTATTGGACGAACAATATTGTGTTCATAAAGATATGAAGCTATATTGTTTTCTTTGCCTAGCCAGCCTTGCCCAGCTCGCCATTGTCTAATAGTTTTTAAGAAAGGACGTTCGTACCAAATAATTTCTTTTGGTGCCCCAAATTTAAGTGCTTTTTTAATTAGTTTTTTATTTAGGTGAGGATCGTTGGGCACTCCGCTAAAATCTTTAGCAAGTGCTGCCCATAACAATTCTTCATTATTAAATACTGCTAAACTAGCATCGTGGCTGTTGCCAACTAATCCCCAGATAATCATTTGTAAATGAACGGGTCCTTTTCCCGTAATTCTTTCATACGTTTGCGGAATTTAATTTCTTCTTTAATCTTTCTATACGGCCATGTAATAATAGACCACACAAACTTTAATACCTTTTTAATTGTTTTCATTAGTTACTCCCAAACCATTTTTTTGCTTTTAATCTAATTTTAAGTGCGCTATCTGTAGCTTCACTTGCTATACTGTGTAGCGTATACAGCCTACCATACTTATCGACGGCATCGCCGATGTCATTAATGTCATCAGGCCAAGTTGGTAAACTAACGTGCCAGCCTAATTCAATAGCACGTTCAACTAGTTTGCTTCCTGCTTTATCTCTATCAGGCACTACAATAATATCTTTCTGTAATCTATTTAGTAGCATAGATTGCTGATCACTTATTTCACTACCTCCTAACGCACATCCTTCTATATGTATAGCATCAATCTGGCCTTCGCATACAATAGCAAATACTTTATTATATGTTTGATCATCTAAGCCGTACACAAACCCAGGCTGTACTTCTGTTAAGTACTTAGGCTTTTTATCTTCAAGTATACTACGACCAGTCCATCCTACTATGTTACCTTCATAATAAAATGGTATAATTAATCTATCACGATATCCTAGACTCGGCGACCAGTAATAATCTGTGTCATCTAGATTTAGTCTACGTTGTGCCATATACTCTAATATAGCCAAACTATATTTGTTGAAATCTGTAATATCAGCAACTTTAATTGCATCGTCTGGTAACGGAACTGTATTGAACGAAGGTAGTTCAGCAATGCGTTCTTTTGCTTGCACACCTTCGTTCTCTCTCATTACTTCAAGTGCCACCTTATTGATTATATCGTCAGGCGCTCCCATCCATTGCAGGAGCCTTCGCAGTTTATATGAGAAGTTGCGCCCTGGTTGCCAAGAAGCTTTAAATCCGCAGTTAAAACAGTGATAGCTCATGCCTCCGTCTGCGTTATCTATAAGTCCTCCTCTGCCTCTATTATCAGTAGCATGTCCGTTATGATGACAGCAGGGCGCATTGAATGATAGCCAGCCACTAGGAGTTGTTTTTCTCTTAGAAGGTAAGTATGTCAGAACTGTTTCGCTTACTACACTCATACTATTATTATAGCGTAGATGTGTTAGTTTGTCAACTAGTTTCTAACTAGAATTTGTGTTATTTTATCTGCAGGATTTGCTGTTGCTTTGAACCGTAAGTGACTAAACACACCGTTAAAGTTCACAGGTGTTGGCATAGTTTCATCACCAGTAAATGTTATAGTTGCTATATCTGCCCAACTAGTAGTATCTGATACTTGATTGTCCAAAGTAGCTTGTACTACGAGATCGCCGCTGTATGACGCTGTGTACGCTGCCGCTGTATGCAGAGCTTCGTTACCGTTGATACCTGGTTGTGCGTCAATTGTACTGCTATACCATGTGTTAACTCCAACACCTTCTTGTTGGAATGATGCTATTGATCGCGTAGCAAGAGGACCAGGGAATGTTTTTGCGTTGACATAGATAGTTGCGTCATTGTCAAAGTTACTGTGCGAGTAAGTAAGAACCTTATCACCATCTGCTTCTTGTAAGTATATGTTGTAACTTAGATATTGTTGTTTAATATTAAGTAGATCATTTTCAGTAACAGTTACACTAAACTTGCCGCGTTTTGCAACGCTGCCGTCGTCTAAAATAGTTGCATCTTTTTCTAATACCATATTATCAGCTTCGTCAAATGCGACAAATTTTGGTGTGTAAGTTGATATGTTTATAGGTCTTTGATCTGCATTATATGTTCTAAATTCTAATACATTATCGATGCCTTTATATACTTGAAGTTGTTTGCTATACACTGGTCTATACTCCGTTACGAATCCAGCCACATCTGCTACTATGGTGGTTATATTTTTTACTAAATATCTAGGTACTAATTGCATATTATATTTATCGGAAAAACATGTTAACACAAGACATACAAGAAAATTTTCCCTTTCTAAGCGTTGTAACTTATGGCGGCAACGAATATATCGGGATTATTATAAATCAAGACGCCACTGTTACAAGTATGTACGTGTATACTGATTTAAAAACTAAAGAAGACGAACTAAAGTTTTTAGAGTTAGGTGATGTATGGTGGTGGGAATCAAATCGTTTGATACCTATCAACATCTTTCTAAAGAAGGAAATGGACATTTTTAAATATTCTATTATTACTATGAATAGTAAAGATGTTAGAGTAACACTAGGGCCTTGTGTAAATTTAAATAATCTAACAGTCAAACGAATAAAAAGGCGTAGTGTACAACTAGTACGTAAACCTAAGAACTAATTTTATCGCATATTAAGTTCATATGCACTACAACAGCCATTGCATAGCTCACTGCATGGGCTTTCTTAAAGTAATAACTATTGTCCGTTGGTTTTATCCAAACTTCCTTCATCACTGTTTCCCAAGTTTCTCCAACTAAGTGTCGCTTGGCTGGACGTATCATTGCTAGTACTGCTGCTAATTGTTCTATTGTTCTCGGACGCATTGTCTTTAATATAGTTCCATGTCCTGCGACGTGAAATACTAGACTGCTGAAATCGTCGTGTTCGAGGAGTGCCCATTGTGGTTCCTTAGTCATTAGTCGTTGAAGATGTTCTTCATTTGTAACATCTTTGTATATACTTACATTTAAAAAATCTAATTTAAAATAGCCACGTTCGTCAGCTGTCTTGTGTTCGATAGTACTTAGATTATCTACTGGGTTGTGTGGAATCTCAGTAGCATATACTCCAGTATTATGTTTTTTGCCTGTGTTTAATTTTGCCACACGATGTGTAAGTTTAGATAGTATTACATCTCGATCAGCAAAATCTATATCAATATCAGGCAACTCTCTTCTCCATCTTACGTGCTTTTTTCTTTGCCATATCCCATTTTATTTTACTACATCTATCTTTCATAGTAATACCCAAACAATGATCTAATTCGTGTAGATAAACTCTAGCACTATATCCTGTAATTTTAACTGTTTGTTTTTTAAGAAACTCGTCATAATATTCTGCAAGTATTTCAGCCGGACGTTTTACTTTTACAAACATTCCTGGAAAACTTAAACAACCTTCAAGCTCTGTATTAACTTCTTCAGTATATTGTAACACAGTTGGGTTAATATGTAAAGTAACATTTTCGGCTTTGTCGCCCATGGTAAACACTTTATAGTCTAAACCAACTTGTGATGCTGTAAGTCCTATGCCGTTATTTAACAACATAGCTACAGCCATGTCTTTTTTTAGACGCAAAGGATCAAACTGTGGTTCTTCAATATTTACATCTTGTAATTCTTTACTTAGAATAGGATCTGGATAATATACTAACTCCATAATTTATTTCCTCTTTGTAGATGTGCCGCTAGTGCGGCGAACAATGTCGTCGTGATTAAATTCTGCCCAGTACAGTTCAAAAGCAACACCATCCTCTAAACCTTCAAACTGATGTACCTTGCCAGGCTTTACTTGTGTAAAGTCTCCAGCTTCGAGAATAGTTTCATCAACTAGTCCCTGATCATCTTGCCAAACACGCACAATCATTTTTCCTGACTCTACATAAAATCCATTCCATTTAAACTGATGCTCGTGTTCTGAACACTTGTATCCTGCTTTGTATTCAATACGATGAAATTCTAACACACCGTTTGCGTGAATCAGTTCTGTCTGACCCCAAATTTTTCCTGCTTTCATAACTTTGATTCCTTTGCTATATCTTTAACTAACTGCATATCATTTGGAAGTCTTTTAAAGCGCATAGCCCAATGTTGTGGATTAATAACATGATATACAAGTCCGAGCTGCTCGTCAGTAAACTTACTTAGCATCTCTTTACCGCTCTTACAATTAAGCATCAACCACGGAGATATTTTTCCGTCTTTAATATCCCATACTGCTTTGTTAAGACTTACATGATGGAAATAATGATTCCACGGAGCACTTTTGTCTTCTGCCCATTCCATCATTGTTTTAACACTTCTTTCTAATGCTGTAGTCACATCTTCTTTAAGTATGAACTCTAATACATACTTTTCATATAATTCGTCTCTGGCCCAGTGATCTAATTTAACTCCACTAGTTACAACGTAGTCAATATATTTTTCAGGATATAAAGGACGCACATTGCTAATAAAGGAGCCAAACTTAACAAAAGCATTATAATAGGGTGACCCGACAAAATCTTCATACGTTTTTTCTTTTTTGTTCCCTGCTGAGAGGGTGTAGAATCTTTGGAATGCATATAAACCGTACCTCACTCTTTTTTCATCTTTTTGGAGCCATCGTCTTTTTGGCTCACACATATGCGCGGCTAATGTTTTCTCTCTCATATACCCATTGCCGCAGTATTCACACTTATATGGCTTTTCAGAGTTTGACATCGATGTCATATTCTTTAGCCAACTCTTTGAGTTCTTTTTTTGTAGATAATCTAGCAAGTAATTCTACCTCGTCTTGTTTCATATTAGGATATATTTTTTCTAGCAGTTTTACACCTTTGCTATTATCGCCTGACTTTTTCTTAAAGCCAATCCATACATGTCGTCTTATGTCACTATTTGCGTTATGTAAAGAACATAGCAACTGCCATTGTAGTTTAGGATGTCGTGCTCCTAGCTCATTCCAGTTTTTATTATAGATTTGATTAGTCATAACAACAGCAAGTTCTTGTGCTTCTCTGCTACCTGCAACCGAACTTGCATATCTATTTAACAGCCAAAAGTTTACACCTTTTTTCTGTTCGTCTGTAAGTTCGTCCCAAACACCTTTAGCATTGCTGTCTAAACATGCTAGTACATCTTTTACTGGAAATGCTTGCTGTGCCATTCTTCTACATCCTCTGGAGAATTTATTTCTACTCCATTATAGTATACACTCAAACAACCAATTTGCCAACCGTTTTTTAACCATCGGAGTTGTTCTAGTTTCTCTACTTGTTCTTCTTGTGTTACTTCTAAGTTACTATACATTTCTAATGCATTACGCTTGTACCCGTAAACACCCAAGTGCCATTCTCCATATCCAGTCATGCCTCTGCCAAACCATAATGCTTGATCGGCTCCACGTACCATCTTGACTGAATTAGGATCATTTTGTTTATCTTTAGGCATGTCTGTAAACACTGTTGTTACAGAATAGTTTAGTAAGTGCCACTGGCATTTTTCAATTATATCAGATGTTACATCTGGCATGTCGCCTTGTACGTTTATAAACTGATCGTACTTGTCAAACCTTGCATTCTTAATTGCGCCTGCGCATCTTTCTGTACCGTTTTCGTATTTTGCCGAATCTAACAATACATGTTCTGGATCAAATTTATCAGCAATACGATCGTCATCAGTAAGCACGTATGTTGGTATCTTAGACGCAACACAAGCGTCATACACACGTTTTATCATAGGAACGCCATCTAACTGTATTAAAGGCTTTCCAGGCAGGCGTGTGCTTGCGTAACGTGCTGGAATTAGTATTGCTGTTTTCTTCATTCTACTTACGTGTCCGTGTTGCAATCAAATTGATAAGTTCTTGCTGCTCATCATATAATCGTCTAGATACACGTAATACATCTAATGTCTTAAAACGGCCTTTGCCATCTTTTTTACATTCGCGATTAATAATTTCCATATACGGAGACTTCTCTTTTTTCATTCTACTGCCTTTCTAATTGCAATAATATCTTTAACAACCTTTTCAAAGTCGTCTAAGCGTAACATATTTGGTCCGTCGCTGGGTGCGTTATCTGGGTCAGGGTGTGTCTCTATAAAGAAGTCTCTAACACCCAAAGCACTTGCCGCGCGAAGTAAACCAGGAACGTAATCCCTATTGCCGCCGCTACTACCTCCAAGGCCACCCGGCTTCTGTACGCTGTGTGTGGCATCAAAAACCACAGGGCAATCAAAAGTAGAAAGCATATAATCAATGCCGGTAAAATCAACAACCAAGTTGTTGTATCCAAAACTAGTTCCTCGCTCAGTGATCCAAACTTCCTTAGCACCATCGGTTTTAGACAAAATGCCTTTCATGTCCCAGGGTGCTAGAAACTGTCCTTTTTTAATATTAACAATTTTATCTGTAGCACATACTGCTTTTAGTAGATCAGTTTGTCTACACAAGAATGCAGGAATCTGATAGACATCAACTGCATATTTAAATTCTCTTTCAATACGTGCAACTTGTACATGATCATGAACATCAGTAAGTGTTTTTACACCTAGTTCTACTTTTAGTTCTAGGAAGTGGTTAAGTGTTGCATTTATTCCGAGGCCGCGCACTCCCTGTAAACTACTTCGATTAGCTTTGTCATAACTTGCTTTAAAGTAATAATCAATATCATACTTGTCGCATACACGTTTGCATTCTTTTGCAATCTCTAAACTTTGCTGTAGTGATTCATGTTGGCAGGGTCCTGCTATAATTCTCATTTTTCTTCCTTTACAATGTAATAAGTTGTTACTAACTTATCCATTAATTTTTTAAGAGTAGTATTTGTTTTTGCCAATTTACACAAGTTTTGCCATTCACTGTAGTCAAATAAATCACCTTGTGCTCTAGCCATTCCTCCCGGATCTCCTCCAACAATCCAACGATCAATATCAGGCATATCTCGATAGCGAGCATAGACAACTCCGTCTACTCGCTCGTATATTAGTGTCTCGCCTGGTATCATTACATCAATAGACTGTATTCTATAACTTCGCATTGTCTGCTAATATCTTTTACAAAAAACGCACAATCAGGCTTATGTCCGTCGCCTATTGGTACACTTAATAATTGTCCGTTTTTTAGTTTTGGAAAATACCATTTTACATCTGTATAAAAATTTACAATATTAATATCTGCAAAGTTAGGTTTAAAACTCGATAACGGATTAAATATGAATGCTTCAAATCCTCTATCATTAATACTTGTTAAGGGTAGTATTTCTAGATCATTGCCGCTTTCTGAACAGCCTACAGCAATACTCCAATCAACTGGCATTGTAATTTCTTTGCCGCCAATTTCTAATACCATTGCTGGAGAACTAAATGATTCTAAAAAGATCAAAGGCACAAAAAAGAAATCAGGGTTTTTTGGATCACTGTTATCAAGTACACTAAAGCGTACATCGTCTTCTATTGTATCTGGTAGTTCGTCTAAATTGAAGCATTGATTTTCTAAGGTTAATATTCTCATTAATTCCATTCCACTTTTTCTATTGTAAATGGGTACTCTGCTTCTTTGTAAAATTTCTTACGTTGGGTCAGATGTCGCTTCGCGAACTTACATGTTGATGTAAGATCCCATATTTGTACGAAGTCTTTGTCTTTTGCCTTTCTTACGCCTCTACCAATAGATTGGATTACCCGAACAAAAGACTTTCCAGGTTCAATAAGTACAAGATTAAAAATTCTAGGTATATTAAGTCCTACTGCCGCAACTCCATATGTTGCGATAATGACTTCATTGGTACCTTCTCTAATTGTATCATATGTTTCCTTACGGTCTTTTACTTTAACACTTCCACTAATGAAAGTACTATTGGGTATTAGTTCTGCTAACATTTCTCCTGCGGAGATTCTGTCTACTAGTATTAGGGTATTGCCTGTGTCTTTTATTGTGTTTAATAATTTGCCTATGTATTCAATCCTATCCTTATTTGTAACAAGATATTTTAATTCTTCTTGATAACCTGCATGTCCTACTGTATCAATTAATTGTACTACGTTGACGTGACACTGTGATAATACACCTTTATCCTGTAGTTCCTTAGCACTGATTTGACCAATAACAGGACCTAGACTAGCATGTATACTTTCGAATTCAAACTTCTCTTTAGGCACAGTGCCAGTTAGACCCCATCGGATCGGAGCGTTGCGTAGGTTGCGAGTAAGCAAGTTCTTAAGAACCTCTGCTTTGGCTTGGTGTACTTCGTCAACAATGATCGTGCTCACACCTTCTAGGAACTCAGCAAGTGATAACACTGCTGATCCATCCTTGTGCTTCTTGTCCAGAATGTTTAAACTCTGCCAAGTGCAAATAGTGTGAGTCTTACCCAAGTTCTTTCTGTCTCCGAAGTACACCCCTACATCCAACCCACAGTTAATATAGTCTTCTTCAGTTTGCTCTACTAGACTTTTATTAGGCACAATAACTAAGCTACGCCCGTAAGGTTCACTGAGATGTGATAACGTAGCCGTTGTGATTGTCTTACCTGCGCCTGTAGCAATTTGCTGGAGACTCTGTGGATTAGCAATAAAGTTGTTGATTGCTTCAACTTGGTAATCTCGCAGAATAATATCTTCGCCTTCTGCTGGATGACCTTTTGGCCATACAACCCCTTGGTCGGCCCAATATCTTTCTGTCACTGGTTGAAATTCTAATTTAATTGGATGACGTCGATCTTCAATATCTACTATTTGTACATTGTTTTTTTCAAGTACTTGGCTAACAACATCAAGGTGATTAACGTAGCCAGTGCCGCCGATACCAAAAAATGCAACTTTACCATCCCAGCGTCCTAGTTTGTACTGTGGCATATACTTTGCATATGGCACTTCAAACTTAAGAGCATTTGCAAGTTTACGGCGAACATCAACATCAAGTCCTTCTAGTTTGATATTTACTTCATCTTCAATTATTAATTTACAACTAGTCATACAGTACTGAATGCCTCCTAAACGGTGATATAGTGTCTTCTCTCCAAACAACTAAATCACAGTTAAAACGTATATACGTATTAACTATACGATCTAAACTACTACTAAAAGAAAACGCAGTTTGCGGTTTCCAATGATTAATTAGTAATTTGGGTAACTTATCTTTACTAATATACACTATTTTTGTTGACTTGTCAACCCAATTGTTTAATTTTCTATCTTTAATTAATTGATTAAATCCTGCATTTTTATCTTCCAGTCTAAATAAAACACTCTGTTCGTGTGGGTCGATAATATCTCTATAATACGTAATCATAGAATGTAATTGGTCTTCTGCTTGTTCTTTATCTAATATTACTAGCATTGGAAATCTATCAAGTTCAAATAAACTAGTTAACAAATCATTTAGCCTTACATCGTCTGGACGGCAGTGTACGTAGATATCTTGTCTGTATGCAATTTCTTGTGTTAACGTTTTAGCATCACGTTTAACAAAGTCAGTTAGTCCGTATCTAAATTTCCTGTCAATTAATTTTATAGGATCGTTATTAATTTCTTCATCAATGATAGTTTTTAATTTATTGCTAACATTGATACTAGTAGCCGATTCATTAAAAATGCCAGGCACATGCTCTTGGGGAGATAACTTTATATTCTTAATGTCTTGGTATACTTCTAATAGTTCACAGTCAATTACAAAATCTCTATCTTTAAATTCAGTAAGTAAATTAAAAACATTTAGTTCAGTATAGCCAAATTCGTGTTGATGCGATCCTTTTTTATGATGATAATTAGATTCGTCATTATTAATTGCTGCACATCTATTAATTGATATAATATCAGTTTTTCTAAATGGAAATCTAACTACAATTTTTTTATCTATAATTTTAATAAATTTACTACGGTCAATCTCACGCAACGGTTGCCGTAATTCACTAATTGCATAGTCAAAATTAATTTCTAAATTTATAAACTGATCTTTATATGACTTTAATTTTTCTTGCATCAAAGCAAACTGTCTATCTGTAAGTGCTGTACCTTTAAATACTTGTCTAGCAATACTATGCATAATAGTCATGTCAGAAGCATCAAGTTTTATAGCAGGTGCTTTCCGCAGGTTAGCAGAACATTCGAGTAAATCTTCAATGGTAGTTACGTTAATCATAAAACTATTATAACTTAAAATAACTGGTTTGTCAAGTGTTTAAGTGGGGTACCTTGTGATATTTCTTCAATTGTGTATTCAGTATGTGCGTAGTCATTAAGCCATTGTTGTCTATCTGGCATTAACGGATTTTCTATATCGTAAAGAAAGTCTATGTCATTACCAACACTATAAGCAAGACTATGGGTACTAACAAAAGCTGGAACACCATTGATACAAGAGTGTGTCCCTGGATTTGAGCTATAACTGACAGTAGCCCACACATTACTAAACCCCATATCAAAATCGTCATAGGTGCCGTTAACATGTTGTGGTTCCTGTCTATATACATTTTTAAGCCCACGTTCTATATGTTCTAGTCTACAACGAGGATGTGGCCGAAATACAATTGGGCGTTCAGTGTATTTACGTATTTCATCGTATGTATTTAAGAACCAATTACTCATACGTGGCATGTTTTGCCACTGTAAACTCTTATCATGCTGTCCGCATACTAGAATAAAATCGCCGTTGGATCTCCAAGGCTTACAAACCAGTCCCAAGCTATCAGCCCTAGTCCTATCATTGTCTTTGTCACCAAAGTAAGCATCTCTGTTGATTCCATTTAATCCTACCTTCCATGTTGTTCCGCGTTCAATGCCACCTACTTCTAAAACAATAACTGGTCGATTCAGTTTACGGTTTTGCTCCCATACTTGTTTATTATGTATCATACGTCCGTTCCACAAAACACTCCATATGACTGCAACATCATAATTACTATAATGATCCATTACTCTATATGGTTCGTTATATATTACAGTATGGCCAGCATCAGTTACACTTTGCGCAAACGCTTCAAATACAGGCTTAGAATTTAATGCTCCGTAGTCTGTATATAAACAAAAAATCATTTTACTGTTTGCCAATAAGATTCTGTTCTGTGTGTCATTACATCTTTCTTTTTTGATGATCCAGCAAACTTTCTATCGCCCTTCATATGGTCCATCCATTTTCCTAATTTACTATTAATTAAAGGATGTCCGCCGCCTCCAGACTTTGCTAAATTGTTTACTGCAATCTCAGCAGTGTAATCTAATGCCTTTGGAAATTTTAATTTAAGTTCAAATAATATGCTGCCAAAAACATAACTATCGTGCCATTCCTCTAATGTAAATATACCGTTGTCAGCATCTTCATACATGCGTTCAAATTCTTCAACAAAGCTGCACCCTACAGGATGATTCATATTAATACCATAGAATCCACATTCTGGCCAGTTCTTAACTACCATTTTTCCTTCTGGACCCGGATTAACTCCCTTTCCTCTGCCAACATATGTAGCCCAGTGATCTTCTGGTAATAGATCCATAAAGTCTTTATACGCCCAAGGACTATGTACAAAGGTATCTGCATCCATCCAAACTACCCATTTACCTGTTCCGTAACTTTTATGACATTGGTCAAATACAGCATAAGTTTTGTTTGCAAATCTAATAGCATGCCATTTAAACTCTTTGTGCCAATCTCGTGGACGACGTTCGGGCCATGGACATTTGCCATTTGCTTTTGGATCGTCTTTCCAGCGTTCTTTAAATTTATTTAATTTAGGAAGTGATTCTTTTGCGTCTAGTATAGTAATCTGATTAGGATCAGGATTTACAGGTGTACAGTCTTCTGCATATACTACTAGTTTTATTGCTTTAGCAACATTATTTGCAAAACTATCTAAAAATCTTTGTCCATAAACTTCCATACCTTCTTTATGAAACGTTGTTAATACTACTACTTTGTCGCCCATTGTCTTAGGTGCCTCCATGCTGTTCCGTCTGCAAGCTCATTTGATGTCCAGTGCATTTGAGCAAGTTTCTGTATCCATACGCTTCTATCGTATAGTACTGGATTTTCTATTTTACTAATATCTGTGTTAGCAATATCTTTGGCTTGGCTTCTTTCTAAATCTAATACAAATACTGGTATGCCTTCAATTGCTGCTGCAACTGCCGGACTTGAATTATAGTTTACTACTACATGTGCTGTTTTAAAATCAGTAAGAATTGACTCGTTGGATGTAACAAAAACATTTTGTAAATTATATCTAATTAGCGCAGATTTATGCTTAGATGAATTACGATCACCTGGATGAAATCTAACTACTATTTTTCTATCTGAATGTTTTTTAATTTCCATTATTGTTTTTACAAGCCATGGCATAAGTTGTTGTCCGTCCATACTCCAGCCGCCGTCTCGTTGACAACAAATTAAAATAGTTTCTTTATTAGTACTCCATGGCTTTAAAGACAAATTAAGATCTTTACTAATTTGATCCCAGCGATTAAGAGTGGGTTGTGAATTACAATATTCGCCAGTAGTAGGAAAGATACCGTCATAACTGTATCTTAAATATTTTTTAGTATTTCCTGGATCAGCATATAAAAACAAATTAGAATCAATTATAATACTACGTTTATTATTTTTTTGTTGTGTATCAAACACATTTTTTCTTAAATTTAAGTGTGTTACATTTTTACTTCCAGGATGCACAAAGCCTTGAACAACAGCAACATCACTGTCAATTACTTTCCACCCATCTACAACTTTACCAATATCACCTACAGCATTTACACCCTTAATAAAGTTTATTAACACTTCGGGTTTTTCTGGGTTTCTATTTCTGGGCGGAATACCTTTTAGATAAGAAGTAACAGTTAACATTAATCATCACCATTTAGCATACGCCATGCTGTTCCGTCTAGCATCTCTTGATGTGTAAATTGGCAGTATGACAAATGCGCCATAAATGCAGTCATAGTATCTTTATCATGTCCAGGAAGATTTTCAACTTGTGATAGATCATTGCCAGCTAAACTTGATGCAGCATTAGGACCTAGTGTAATAGCCGGCTTGCCATTTACTAATGCTTCTACTGCAGCAATACTGTTGTAGGTTATTAAACAGTGTACATCATTCGATAATGCACCTTCAATAGTGTCTGTTGATATGCGTTCTGATCTAATAGGCTTCATTCTTATTTCAATTGGTCTATCTGTATATTTTTTTAACTCAGCTAATACATGCTCTGTCCACTCTGCTGCTGTTGGTTGTCCAAATATTTTCATTACTTTATCACTAGGAGGACAAATAAGAATTTTATTACCTGGCGTAAACTTTTTATACTTCCATGAATGTCTACGTAATCTATCTGTAGGACGTTCAATAATTTCAAGTTGCTGTAAATTATTTTTAGTTATTCTATGCCATATTTTTGCTTTACTTCTTTCATTGCCAAAGTATCCAGTGTCTATTGCATAAAAATGTCTTCCTGTATCCCAACAATGATTAATTGCTTTTTGACTATTACCTCCAAGACCTCTAATAACTAATGGTATTGAAGTATCTAATTCTTGATCAAAATCACCAAGACGTCCGTGGGCTCCACTACAAAATCCTTCTAATAAACGATCATATGATAACTGCTTTTTGTCTAAGTCGAATGAGTCTCCTGGATGTATTGCTACTACCTTGTAACCTTTTTTATTTTTCATCATATCGTCTATCTCTCTAATTACATTGTCTGCATCTAGATTATAAAATTGACCAACAGGATCTACTAAAACTTTTAATAAATCATCAACTAATTTTTTTTTTGAATGGTTAAGCGTTAGCTGTGTTGGATATATTACTTTACTAGTATACTTTTCTATAAGTTGCTGGTGATATTTACGTTCAATTTTATAATACTCATTTGCATATTCGCAGTCTTGGTATTGTTCAAACCACGGACCGCCTTCTGTGTAATGTAACATTTTAGGTTTGCCGTCTTTTGGCTCTTCATACCACCCGACTAACCAATTCCATTCGTGTGATATTTGTCCAATTTGATTATCTTCTAACCAACTAAACCTGTGTAAGTATGCTCCTGTAGTGTGCTTATTATTAATTAATCCTAAGTTTAATTTAGTATTAGCTATATGTGAACAATTGAATAATACACACGAACTCCAATTCTTACGTGGGTAGACTGTCTGTGTTTGTCCGTCCATTTTAAGACCTTCTTTAGGAGTATAATCGTGATGCGCACACATTACTGCATACTTGTTGTCTGTCTGATCAAATAGTTTTTTAATATCGGTAAGAGCTACAAAATCACAATCAATGAATAATGCCCAACCACTGTAATCAGTTAAATGGGGGACTAAGAAACGTGTAAATGTAAATTCAGTACTTGCTAAAGGATCTACTGGACGAGTATATAGCCGTTGTTTTCTTAAATTCCGTTGTTTAAGTGGAATAATTTCTACAGGCACACTAGCAGTATCAAGAATGCTTTGTTTACATACTTGAAATGCAATATCCTCTCTAGGATCATAACCTACAAAAATTTTTAACGGCTGCATTAATCTCTTCTTTCAATGTCTTCTTCTATGCACTCACTGCCCCATTGTATCTCAAGGATGTGTGCGTTTTCTGTTCCGGGATTGCTTGGCTTGTGCCAAACTTCAATTCCGATTTCATAAGGTGATCGGTCTGGAGTTAACAAAACCCTGTTAACATTTGACTTCCATTCAGATACCATATCAACTTTGCCTTCAAGTACAATCCACTGTTCTGAACGTTTAAAGTGCTTTTGATCACTTAAACTTTTGCCAGGATATATTACAAGCTCTTTTACTTTGTATCCTTGTTCGGGTTTGTGATCTAGTACACGCCAATAACCCCAGTCACGTTCTGTTTTTTGTGTTTTCCACTCGTCTAATATCCAACTACTACTATTAGCTTTATTCTCGCCGCCAATACCAAACGCAAAATCTACATAGGGCATACTACCATATGTTTTATATTCTGGTGTTGTAGTATTAGTCCTATCGCCACCGTTAGCAAATATTACTTTACTGCCTGATCCGTGTGTACTTAGTGTTTGAAAAATTGCTTGGCATGCGCTATCATCGCTGTCGTCAAAACCAATAACTTCGTCTACTACTTTTAACTCTTTTACAATTGCTGCACGTTCTTCAAAAGGCATAAACGGTCTACCTTTTTTACGTGTTAGCCATTCATCTGAATTCAACGCTACTACTAGCTTTGAACCTAATTTTTTTGCTTCTTTAAAATAGGCTATGTGCCCTGAGTGTAAGGGATCAAAGCCGCCACTAACTAATACAACATTGCTCATACTGATATTTATGTACGCAGTTAACATATAAATACTTTTATGAGCTACATTATAAATTCACCAAGTAAAGTTTTGTTTATACATATTCCAAAAACAGCAGGTAATGCTATTATGACGCTTGCTAATGAGTTATACGGTACAACTATAATAAAGAATAATAGAACAAAAAATACAAATTTTCATAGTACTTTACAAGATGCCGAAAGTTATGTCCAAAACACAGACAATTTTTATTCATTTACTGTTGTTAGAAATCCTTGGTCAAGAATATCGAGTTGGTATTTTTTTAGGAAAAGTATTCTTGCTAAGGCTCTAAAAAATCCTATTAAACAGGCAAAAAAAGTAGCACGTACTCATAGTGAAATACAACAAGAATATTCTCTAATGGAAACTAATTTTGATGATTGGCTATATAATTATCTAGATCAACCTTGGGATTACACATGGTTTAGTTTGGCAATTAATCAATCGCATTGGTTGCAAAGTAATAAATTACAGATAGATAAGATTATTAAATATGAGGAACTAGCTGACGGATTTCAAAGTATTCCTATTTTTACTGGTCAGAAACTAAATGTAACAAATAGAAGTAAAAGCTCAACTATACCATACCAAAATCTATATTCAGACAAAAGCAAAAAGTTTGTAGAGAAAAGATATCAAGAAGATATAGATAACTTTAAATATACCTTTTAAGCAGGAATATACACTCGCTCTTCCTCGTAAGTTACTTTAAGTTTATAGTTACAAGACTGCATTAGTTGTTCAATGTCATCTAATGTATAATTGAAACGTGTTGAACATTTTTCAAAAAATTCTATACAGACAGTAGGTCTACATTTTTTAATTGTTTTAATTGCACCTTGTAATGCAAATAATTCGTAACCTTCTATATCTAAATGTATAAGATCACATACTTCTAAATTTAAATCGTCAATTAAAAGTGTAGGTATAACGCCAGAGCCGTTAACAAAATTTTTACCTCGATTCTTTGCTTTAATTTTTAATGCAACTAAGTCTCGACTGTTACCTAAACATGACTGGTATTTAAATACATTAGGCGAAGTTACATTTAAATTTAAACAATAAAAGTTTACAGGCTCGGGTTCGAAAGTATATACTGTATCAAAAAGCTCTGCGTATTGTTTTACATAATAGCCCATATTGCCGCCTGCTTGAACACATACACGTTTTTGATTTGCATGTTTAGATATAAGTTGCGGCAAGTCTGGATGAGATTGCATATATGACCAACAGTTTGTGTCACTAATAGGCCAAATCCACCCTTTCCTATTTTCTGTTAATTCTTTCATATCTGCTTACTCCAATAACTCAGGATTTCCTGTTAAACTAGTTGTTTTTATATTTGTGCCTTCTGAATAAAAAGGATGTAGTCTTGCTACTGTAGGAATAGTAGTCCAAGTATCTAATACTTCGTCACCTATTTGCTGATCAGCAGGCCTGTGTCCTTTTTTGTTTTCGTTTTTATGAATAAAATCAAGTAATTTTTTTGCACCCGAAGGTTGTAAAATATACGAATATGCTCCCTTGAAATAATTTCCAGTTCCGATTTTATGGATTGCTTTTGGAGACTTGTTTATATATTTTTCAATTTTAAAATCTAATGTTGATTCTTTTTCTATAATTTGATTATATTCACTACTAAAGGGATCGTTTCTGTCTAACTTTAAAACATCTGTAAATTGATTACAAATGTTTGTAGGTATGTCTCTAATTATATAACCGTCGTGTTCTAGTATAAGGTAAGGTTCTTGTTGTAGCCAACAATTTTGCCATAGATAGTAATGACTAAAGAAGCATCCTAAAACACCTATTCGACCTTTTTTAAGATTTTTTTTAGGTCTCGGAACATCAGTAAGATCGTAATGTTTGTCTACGTCTAAGCCGTTGATGCCTTCAAAATATTCTGCCGCAATGCCAAACTTTGCAGCCTGTTGCTTACATTGCTCAGCCATGTTACATGAATGCTCGTTAGTTGATAGTCTTATGATCCATGTTTTAAACTGATGCATCTTCCATGCCCGCTACTCTGAGCTTAACTACGTTTGTAATTTGCCATTGCTTTTGATCAAGAGCTTTGAGTACACCTAGCCACTTGTTACGCATTAGTGCAAACTCGTTGATAATCTTTTCATAGTCAACAACGTCTGCCTCACCGTCTACGTATTTTTCAACGTCCCGGCTTGACAGAGCTCGTTGATAGTTTTCGAGATATTTTTTAAAAAATGAGCTACGCAATCTACGTAGCTCAATATTTAAATAGTTGAGTATAGCCTCAATCTCTTGTAGTTGATTAAAACGATGTTCAACAATACCTGGCATTGCCGCCGCACTTTTTTCAACATTTCCTACAAGTTTACATTCCGCACG